ATTGACCACCTTGCCGTAGTTTACGCCCGCCGCGTTCATCTGGCTGGCCTCGGTCGCAGCTTGCGCGGCGGCAAGTTCATACATCTTGCCGACAAGCGCAGACACCGAACCATAGGCGTTCTGTGCCGCGCCGCTGATGCCACCGACCGCGCTTGCCGCTGCACTGGCTGCGCTGGCCCCGAGATTGAGCAGGCTGGGCAGTTTGGCAACGGTGGCGTTGGTTTCCCCAGCCTTCAGGACGATGGTTGCCATTTGCCCGGCTGCGGCTTGAAGCGCGGGTGGCATCTTGTCGATGCTGCCAAACGCGGCCAGCAACTGCCGCTGCACCTCTGCCGCTGCCTTGGCTTGCGCGGCCAGTCCTTTCGCGTTGTCAAGCGCCACAATGGCATCCCGAAGGCGGGTGGCCTCATCAGCGGCAAGGCCAAACGTATCCACAAGGAACGTGCCTGTGCCGCCTGCCTTGTTGATGACCTGCAACTGGATCAGGCTACCCGTGACCGCTTGCACCGCTGCGTTGGTTGCATTGATCGCATCGACAAGCGCCACATCGGACATGGCCTGAAACGCCGCGCGTGCTTCCACGGCAAGGCTTCCATAGGTCGCAGCCAATTCCGCCGTTGGCACTTGCGCCGCCGCTGCTGCCGCCGTGAAGGCTTTTGTCTTGGCGTCAAGACCTTCCATCGCGACTTCGGTATCGCGGGCGGATGTGGACGTGCTGCCAAATGCGGACGCCAGCAACGGCAACGCCACCCCGGCCAAGACACCTGCCGCGATGCCCGCCGCGCCAAACCCAAGCGCCATATCCGGCAACTGGATTGCCAGCGCTTGAACGAAGTTGCCCGTGGCGCTGGTCTGTTGCGCGACCTGCGACAACTGCATGGCCATCATGCGGCTGTTGCCAGCCGCCGCGCCCATGCCCTTGGACGCGGCCACAGAAGCCGTCCCGACCCGCGTGACGCCCTTCTCAGCCCTTGCGCCTGCCGCCGTCAGGCGGTCCAGATCGGACGCGCCCTTGACCGCGCCCGCGCTGTCCACCTGTATGCCAAGTTTCGCCAAGTCCATCATTCGGCCTTTCGCTTGGGCGGCATCATCGGCGGCAAGGATTTCTGATCGTCAGGCGGCTTGGCGCGAAAATTGAGATAAGCCGCGTCGGCATCGCGGATGCAGCGGTGGAAGGTTTCCGCTTCACTTGGCGCAACCGGATAGGCGGCAATCGCGCTCCACGGGATCGGCGCGCCCTCAAACCGGCGTTCGGTCGAGAGTTCCCAGAAGTCGTCAAACCAAGCCATCGCGCCGGGCAGAGGTTCCGGCGGGATCAGGTATTTCGGGATCGGCGCGCCGCGTTCCCGCAAGGTTGCCGTGTAGCTTTGGAAGGTGCCCCCGTGCTGCGCATACCACAGCACGAGGGTTGTCAGTTTTTTGACAGATCAAGCGCCTTGCTTTCGCGTGTGGCATCGACGGCGCGGATCACGTCCAGAAGGATCAGCCGCAGAGGTTCGGCGGCTTCTTCCCGCAAGATCGGGCGCAAGTCATCCACCGTCACCGGCTTTCCGCCGTTCACCAGGCCCTCGATCTCCAGAAGGCAATGATCGGCCAGCACCTGTTCGAAGGCTTCGCCCCGGTCCACCCCGGCGCGTTCCTTTTCGCCCAAGGCTTGCCGCACCGTTGCGGTATGCGACCCGCGCATCTTCACGCGCATGTCGCCGAGGCTTGGCACTTCGGCCTTGTCCACCCAGCGCCCGTCTTGCAGCGCCGCCATATCCTTGACCAGCTTGTGAAGTTCCATCAGCCGCGCGCAGCCACTGTGACCACGTTGCTGCAAATCTCGATGGTCACATTCAACATCTGAATGTCGTTTGCGCCGCCGCCGCCGATTGGTGCGCCCATCACCTGCCCGGTGAAGAAGTCCACGGTCGGCACGGGAAACGAGGTGAGCGTGTGGACGCCCGATTGCGTGCCCGTGGTGACGATGGCCGCGCCCCCGACCGTCAGGGCAAGGCTGAAGTTGTTCGTCGTCTGACCGACCACGAAGTAATCCGTCGCAACGGCAAGGCCGGTCGGAAGCGCGCCGGTTGTGGTCAGGCGGATGCGCGTGCCGTTGGTCATGCCGTGGGCGTTGTAAGTGAACACGCCCGGCGATGCGATGGTCACGGTGACAACCGAAGTCTTGACGATGGGGGTATCCGAATACAGCGCGCGGAAGGCGTATTGCTGGCGGATTTTGCTGGCCGCAATCAATGCGGCTTGGCCGGGATCGAAGATCAAAAAGGAAAAGCTGTTTTCCATCGACCCTGCGTTGAAGGTGCCCTTTTGCTTGAAGTCTCGGCCCCGGTTGATCAACGATGTGGTGATCAGTTCGGCGCTGTCACCCACGTCGCCGCGCGTTTCCCAGCCGTCCGCTTCGACCCAAGTCTGCGAGGCAAAGCTAGCCTCGGTGAAGTCGGTGATGCCCGCCTCAAGCGGTCCACCGATGAAAAAGCGGCCCCCGGCCACTGCGACGAGATCAGGCATGTTCCTAGTCCTTCAATGATTGCGCGGCCCCAATGCGCGGTGGGGGCAAGTGTCAGGCCAAAACCTCGTAGGGAATGGCAACGGGCGTGCGGAAGAAACCGGCGTCCATGAAGCCGCCCCGGATGCTTGGCGCGGCGGTAATGCGAAGCCGACCGAAGGCCAGCGGTATGATTAGATCGACCGGAAACTGCGCGGCAACGGCGTCCGCAATGCCCTCGCCCTCGCGCGTGCCCGCGTTGCCCTTGCTGGCCACGGTGACAACGAAGGTGCCAGAGCGGCGGGTTTCCGATCCAAGGTTCAGCCGATCATTCGGGGCTGGCACGATCTGCGCCGCAAGGAAGCGGCTGCCGTTTGGCGTGAAGTCCACGTTATGCCAAGCGATCGGGATTGCAGGCGTGAATACCAATGCGGAAAGGCGCGCCTTAAGCGCGTCCCCGATCTGCTGTGCCGACATTGGTTTAACCTTTCAGCGCCTGCGCCTTGGCGACGTTGCGCGCGACAATGGCCTGCCATTGCTGCGATGCGTTCAACGCGAAAAAGTTGCCCGCTTGGTTGTAGGTGCGGCCAAGGCTATCCGTTCCGACAAAACCGTATTCCATCCGCAAGGCATATGCGGCAGTCCAGCCGCCAAACACGCTATCGCCAAGGTCAGCCCCGGCAATCGCTAGGACATAAGCGTCGGACCCGGAAAGCCCGGTCGATCCGTTCAGCCCCGCAACGAAGGTGTTGCGAAGGTATCCGGTATCGACCGGCATATTCCCGCCCTGCGCCTTCGGTGCCTGCGCCGCCTCAAACACGTCCTGAGCCGATTGCTTGAACACCAGATCCATCTTGCGCTTTGACAGGGTGGCAAACTTCTCCAACTGAGCGGTGAAGGTAACTGTCATCTTGCATTTGCCTCAAGACGGTGCCATCTGCCACAGGTTGCAACCTTTGGAGTGTCCGATGCGCGCCCTTGCCATTGCCCTGCTTTTCCCGTCCGCCTTGATGGCGGAGGTTATGCCATCCGGCCTTGACGACCCCTTGGCCAGCAAAGCCGCCTGCATGGCGCTAGCCGATCAGGTGGAGCAGGTCACAAAATCGCCGATCTTGAGCGCGATTGCCCTCATGGAAGGCCGCACAAAGCACCGGATTTACACGCCCATGGCCGAAATGGCGACGGACGCGCTGAACCAGAACCCTGATAACAACGAGATAAACGCGGTCTTGATCCGGTCTGCTTGCCGGGAAGTTTTCCCCTAAAGATACTTCACCCGCATGATTGCGGTGCAGCGGCAGTTAATCACGTCCTCAGGCCCGGCGCCGAGTTCCTGGTCTTGCGGATAGCGCATCCGCGAACCTGTGGATGATACGAATGTCTGCCCGAATTTCACCGTTTCGCCGTTCAGATGGACATGCGCGTCACGGGTGCGGCTATCCATCGTCGCAGACCATTTCACCGTGACTTGATCGGCTGTGACCTTGCCGCTGTCGATCAGTTGCTGCATGGCCTCGAATTGCCCGGCGTGAAGGGCTGCAAGCGTTTCAGTGCGGGCGATATTGGTTGCCCTGTATTGCAAGAGTCGGTCCTTATACCGATCGGCAATCCGTTGCGCGTCGGCTTGGCTTAGTGCCTTCCCGTCGCGGATCGCACGCTTCACGGTCGGGTCAAACCGTTTGTCACGAAGCTTGCGGTTGAAATAGGCCGGATCAAGCGCGTCCAGTTCGGCCCTTGCCCTTGCCGCTGCCCGAGCCTGCCCCGATGTAAGCCCGATCAACCCGCCATCGCGCTTGCCGGTCAGCCGGTCAATCCGCCCCGCGATATCCAGCGCTGTGGCGCGCGGCCCCTTGCCCGCCGACTGACCATCTTCCAGCGCCTCACGAATGAGCGCCCGCTGGTCGTCCACAATCTCCGTTATCAGATCGCCCGCCTTGCGCTTGATCCAGTCATCCGCCCGAGGGTTGCGGCCCTCGAAGCGGATTACCGCTTTCCCGGCCCTGCCGGGTCTGGAATGACCGGCAAGGCTGCAATCGCATCCCGACCCCCTTGAAGGTAAGCCGCGCGGATCGTGTCATCCAAGGGCGCGAAGAATGACGGGTCCACCGTCAAGGCCCGCACCGCGTCGTCAATCCGGCCCTCCTCAAGCGCCCGCACCACAAGCGACAGTTGCGCCGATGAACGAATGTCTTGGACCGCTGCGATAAACGCCGCGCGGATTTTCGGCTCCATCGCCTTGATTGCGGCTTGCAGTTGGGCGGCTTGTTGGGCGGGCGTCATCCCTCAATCTCCAGATCATAGAGCAAATCCACCCCGCCCGGC